CAAGACATTAACTTTTATACTTGCTTTGAAGAAGCAGTTACTGAATATTCAACACAAGTAAATCAATTTAACATTAGAGAGAATCTTTTAAATTTAAAAGGCTCTCCGACTGGTTCTAACATTTCACAAACGCATCTAGATGGAAATATGGGTGGGTTAGTATCACTTGCAAAGGATTACGGTTCGGAAGTAGGTAGTGGTGGTAGATTAACATATTACACAGGTTCATTTAGTACTGTAGTAGGTCAGCAAGTTTATGATTTAACAACATCATCAGTTGCTTCATTAGAAAGTGGAACTGCTGGAGTTGATAAATTTGAAATTAAAAAGATGTTGCACGATGCACCACCTGCTATGGTAAGGTTCTTTGACCCATTAGCCGGAGCGGGTGTTGGTTCTGATGGTATGTTGGATGCATTTGGTTGGGGTAACTATTCTCCAGGTGTTTCATTTATGATGCAACCACTTTATGATGATTTACTTAGAGTTCAAGCAATTGAGTTCAATGATATGATTCGTAGGTCACAATATGGGTTTGATATTCAAAATAATAGAATTAGAATATTCCCAATCCCAACAATGGCATACAAAATACACTTTCATTACATTTTAGAGAGTGAGCGAAGTAACGGTGTTATTTCTAATTCAGTAGTATCAGATTATTCAAATGTACCTTATGATAGAATTACTTATACAAAAGTAAACCATGTAGGAAAACGTTGGATTCACAAATACGCATTAGCATTAGCAAAAGAAATGTTAGGTGCAGTAAGAGCTAAGTTTAGTTCAGTACCAATTCCAAATTCAGAAATTACTTTGGATGGGGCTGATTTAAGAGGTGAAGCATCAACAGAAAAAGAAATATTAATTGCAGAATTAAGAGAAAATTTAGAAGCAACTTCTCGTAAATCATTATTAGAAGCCCAAAAAGATGAATCTGAATTTATGGAATCAACTCTCAGTAGAATCCCTAGAGCAGTTTACATAGGATAACAATATGGCACTATTTGGTGGAAGTAGAGATGCTAGTTTATTTAGAAAGGTTAATAAAGAACTTATCAATGATATAATTGATACAGAGGTTTATTATTATAAATTAGTAATCGATGAGACAAGTGTGAATGTATATGGTGAAGGTAAATCAAAATCCTATTACAGTCCTGTAAAACTACCATGTATAATCGATAGAGCAGATAGAACTCAAGTATTCGATGAATTTGGTACTGATTACACTAGAATAGTAAGTTTTTTCTTTTTAAGAGATACATTAGTTGATAGTAATTTATATCCTGAGATAGGTGATGTAATTGAGTGGGATTCAGAACAGCATGTTGTGGATAGTACAACCGAAAATCAATATTTTGCAGGAAAGAATCCTGAAACGTGGGATGGTGGTGATACACAAGGTTATAATATTTCAATAAAGCTTGAAACTCATGTAGCTAAAAAATCTCAATTAAATTTGAGAGATGATTACAGAGTTGGTATAAACAGAGATAACAATGATTTACCGGTAGGAATATAATATGGCATATAAATACAGAAACAATAGAGATGAGAAGGTAGACTTGAAAAGAACACAAAGTTCATTTTCAGATGACCCCATATTGAATAAAGCCAAACAAGTATCTCGAAGAACTGATGATGTTAAAATGCCATCCGTTGGTATCTATGATATTGATTTAGCTTTTAAAGATTTCTTAGAGATTAACGTAAAACCTACTATTAAAGAGAACGGAAAGTTTATTCCTGTTCCTGTAATGTATTCAACTCCTGAAAATTGGGCATCTGCACAACGTGATGGGTTTATGAAAGATAGTAGTGGTAAGATTATAACACCATTAATTACATTCAAACGAAATTCATTGGAAGTTAATACAGAATATGCTAAATTAAAAGTTTTAACTGATGATGATACTTCAAGAACGTTTACTAAGAAATATACGCAAGAAAACAAATACGATTCATTCTCTGAATTAATAGGGCAATCGCCTGTACAAGAAAACTATATCATAGATACACCTGATTATGTGAATATATCATATGATGTTATTGTATGGTGTGATTATATGGAAGATTTGAATAAAGTAGTTGAACAAATAATCTATTTCAATGGTGGTTCGTTCGGACAGAGATATAAATTCCAAATCAAAGGTGATTCCTACTCATTTGAAACTACTAACGGTGTTGGTGAAGAGAGAGTTGTACGAAGTAACGTAACACTTACCGCTAAAGCATATTTAATTCCAGAACACAAAGGAAATACTGTAAATGCTCAAAAAGCATTCGGAGTTTCAAAAATTGTTTGGAATACTAAACTTTCTAAATAAAAAATCATATTTATATACGATAGTAATAAATTAAAACACAAAATGTTATGGCAGAAATAAAGCAAGTTACAGAAAAGCAAGTAATTAAGTTTCAGGAAGAAGAAATAAAGAAAATACACAAATTTAGAGATGATTATTCAGATGTTACCGCTAAATTGGGTGAATTAGAGATTGAATTGTTAGTTTTAGCTAATCAAAACAATCAGTTGATGACTTATAAAGAAGAACTTCAACAAACATATATAAAAATCAGAGAAAGTGAAATGACACTAGCAGCAGACTTAAAAGAAAAGTATGGTGATGGTGAATTTGATATAAATACAGGTATTTTTACACCGAAGCAATAAGTATCAACGTTTCCAATTTTTTAAAGTATTTATTAGTATATAAACCATAAGAAATTAATAGGAGAATAAAATGGCAGAAAGAATAGTAAGTCCTGGAGTATTTACCAGAGAAAAGGACTTGTCGTTTCTACCCCAAGGAATTGGTGAAATTGGTGCAGCATTAATAGGGTCTACAGTAAAAGGCCCTGCATTTGTACCAACAACCGTACAATCGTATCAAGAGTTTCAACAAGTATTTGGAGGGTTGACAGAAGATTCATACCTACCTTATACTGCACAAGCTTATTTAGAAGATGCCGGTACAGCAACAATCGTTAGGGTATTAGGACAAGATGGGTATACTTTAGAAAATCCAATAGCATTACAAGTTTCATCATCACTAGGTGTTAAAACAGTAACAGTATTACACCCAACGACTGGGATTGTATCAGATACAGATGTATTTGATGAAGCAATAATAACTGGAACAGATGCATCATCATTTGTGTTAACAGTATCAGGTTCAGAAGCAACTGAGGCAAATTTCTCATCTTCATTGAATCCAACGAATGATGATTACATAACTAAAGCATTTGGATTCTCTCCAAGAGGTGGAACAGATGCATATGTACAATCAAACTTTAAAACATTCCAATCAGCATCATTTGCAACAGGTGAAAGCGTTGTAGTATCTGTAATAACAGGTTCTGATATTGATTACACTAAAGCTTATACAGAATCATCTACACCTTTCATCACATCACAAAAAGTTGGTGGAAACACTACTAATTTGTTTAAGTTCCATACATTATCACATGGTACTGCAACAAACTATGAGTTTAAAATTGGTATTCAAGATGTTAAAGCAGCTGGAACGGTTCCAGGTTCTGAGTATGGTTCGTTTACAGTTGTTGTAAGACGTTTAGACCAAGACAAAATCAATGGTTCACCATTCGTTGGTATAGTTGATTCTGATATCAGACCAAACTTAGTTGAACAATTTCAAGGTTGTAACTTAAACCCAGATTCTCCAAACTATATAGTTAGAGTAATTGGTGACAAATATATTACAGTTGATGCAAATGGTAAATTATCAACAAATGGTGATTACGCTAACCTTTCAGCAAATATTAGAGTTGAAGCAGCTACCGCAGTTAATAACGGAGCAGTTGACCCATCATTAGTACCATTCGGATTCGCAGCATTGCAAAATCCTTACGGAACGGCATTTACACTTCCAAATCCAGCGTATATAGCAAATCAACAAATTAATAGTTCATATAACGCTAAAAAGTTTTATGGATTCAATTTTGATTTAGCTACAACGGATAACTTGGCTTATTTAGCACCAACGCCTGATTCATCAACAGCAACTGCTGGAACGGCATTTTACTTAGGTGATTATAACCAAGAAGCTGGAGCTAATTTCCCTTCATCAACCGCTGCAAATAGTGGTTCTATTTCATTATCAGATGCAACTACATCAGTTAACTCTCGTAAGTTCTTAATACCATTTCAAGGTGGTTTTGATGGATTCAAACCAAATAGAATTGTAAGTACTGCTGGTGATATTATAGCTGGAAATACGCAAGGGTATGATTGTTCATCAAATACAGCGACTGGAACGATAGCATTTAGAAAAGCTATTAACTCAGTATCTAATCCTGATGAATTTGATATTAATATGTTAGTATTACCAGGGCTAATCCACAGATTACATTCATCTGTTACTACATTCGCTAAAGATATGTGTGAAGACAGACAGGATGCATTCTTTATAATGGATGCTGGGGCATACGCTGATTCAATATCAACAATTGTAAACACAGTTCAACCATTTGATTCGAACTATGTTGCATCTTATCACCCTTGGGTTAAGATACTAAATTCAGATAAAAACAAACCTGTATGGGTTCCGCCATCTGTAGTTCTACCGGGTGTTATTGCATTTAACGATTCAGTAGCAGCCGAATGGTTCGCACCAGCTGGTTTAAATCGTGGTGGATTAACTAACGTTATTGAAGCTAAGAGTAGATTGACTAGAGTTGAGAGAGATTCACTTTACGAAGGTAGAGTAAATCCTATCGCAACGTTCCCTGGTCAAGGAGTTACTGTATTTGGACAAAAAACCTTACAGGCTAAACCATCGGCATTGGATAGAATCAATGTACGAAGATTATTAATCGCAGTTAAGAAGTTTATCGCATCTTCAACTCGTTACTTAGTATTTGAAAATAATACAGCAGCGACACGAAATCGTTTCTTATCAATTGTAAATCCTTATTTGGAATCAATCCAACAAAGACAAGGTTTATACGCATTTAGAGTAGTTATGGATGATACCAACAACACTCCTGATGTAATTGATAGAAATATTATGGTAGGTGAGATTTTCTTACAACCAGCGAAAACAGCAGAATTCATTGTACTTGATTTCAACGTACTACCGACTGGCGCTGCATTCCCATCTTAAATTAAAGTTTAGTTCCCCATTTCGGTGGGGGACTTCATCTTTTTTAAAAAGCTGGATATTTATATAAAAGAATTAGAAACATAGGAAAACAAAAATGGCACAATTATTAGACCCAACAGAAGTAATGTTTACATCATTCGAACCGAAAATGTCAAACAGGTTCATTATGTATATAGAAGGAATTCCAGCATACTTAGTAAAAGCTGCTGGTAGACCAGAAATAACAAACGGTAAGGTTACAATAGACCACGTTAACGTTAAACGATATGTAAAAGGTAGAAGTGAGTGGAGTGATATAACAATTTCACTATATGACCCAGTAGTTCCTTCAGCAGCACAAGCAGCAATGGAATGGGTAAGACTACATCACGAATCTGTAACAGGACGAGATGGATACTCTGATTTCTACAAAAAAGATATCACATTTAACAGTTTGGGTCCTGTTGGTGATAAAGTAGAAGAGTGGAAACTTAAAGGTGCATTTATTCAAACAGCAAAATTCTCAGATATGGATTATACTGGTGAAGATATCGCAACTGTTGATTTAACACTTACATTTGATTACGCAATACTAAATTTCTAATTCAGAATTACCGAATTATTAATAAAATTAAGAACCCTACCAGAAATGGTGGGGTTTTTTTGTTTATAAAGTATTTTTTTCATATTTATATACGAACAAAGTTATAAAAACGGAGATTACTATATGAGTGAAAAACTACAAGATGATTATTCATCAAAGCCCATGTCTAATTCAGATATGGTGGAACTCGCAAAGCAACAACACGCACAAACGCAAGTTTCAGATTACAAATTCCCTACAGAAATAATTGAATTACCTTCAAATGGGTTGGTTTATCCAAAAGATAACCCGCTATCATCAGGAAAGATAGAATTAAAATATATGACTGCCAGAGAGGAAGATATCCTTACAACACAATCATACATTAAAGATGGTAGTGTATTGGATAGATTATTTCAAGCACTAATTATATCGAATGGTGATGGATTACCAATCAAATACGTTGATTTAGTAACAGGCGATAAAAATGCTATTATGATAGCAGCACGTGTTTTAGGTTATGGTAAAGATTATGAAGTTGAAATTGATGACCCGACCTCACCAAACACAACTCAGAAAGATACAATTGATTTAACTCAATTTGAAAACAAAGAGTATGATGGCTCAGGTCAAACTGAATTAAACAAAAACGAATACGAATTTGAATTACCCCGCTCTAAGAGAACGGTGACATTTCAAGCTTTAACTGAAAGTAAAGAACGTAAAATCAAACATCAGTTAGAAGAAAACAAAAAAGCACGTAAGAAATTAAAAGATGAAACTTCTAAAGATTTAACAACTCGATTAAAAAATATGATTTTATCAGTTGATGGTGAATACGACCAAAAGATAATCACTAATTTTGTGGAAAATGAGTTATTCGCAGTAGATTCAAAGGCTTTAAGAACGCATATAAGTGAAGTTACACCTGATATAGATTTAGAATGGGAATTCGTATCAGATGAAACTGGTGAAAGGAGGAATATGCTACTGCCTATGGATGTGGGGTTTTTTTGGCCTAAGTCTTAACTACCGAAAACTGTTGCATTCTCAAATATTTGATTTAATCTATCATGGAAATGGTGGATTCACATTTACAGATGTATATAACCTACCGATTTGGTCGAGAACATTCTACATCAGTAAAATAATAGAATTTAAAAAAGAAGAACAAAAGCAACATGATACAGCTATGAAAAAAGCTAAATCAAAAAGATAATAGGATACCCAACAGAAATGTTGGGTATTTCTATATTTATAGATAAGTAACTTAATAAGGATACTATTATGAAAACAATAAAAAAATCAAAATTAACTGAAGTTCTAAAATCTAAAGGATTATCAGAGGGGTTCTTAGATAAGTTTTTTACAAAGCTAAAAAAAGCTAGAAAAGAAAAAGAGCATGAAAAACTTACTCAAGATCCAAAATATCAAGCCTTATTAAAAAAACATAATCTTAAACCTGTAGATTATTTAAAAAAGAATTCTTTATCAGATTTAGGTACTGCTGTAAAATACTAGAAGGATTTTAAATGGCTCGGAAAAAAGGCGAACAGACGTATAATAAAGATTCACAACGCAGAATTGATGATTTAGTGCAGCAGAATGAGTTGCAGACAAACTTAGCTGCGGGTTTAGAAAAGCTTATAAAGGCTCAGACAGGCTCAGCTGATGCTGCTGGAAAGATTACGGAGAGAATGTTAGGGCAAAACGATGCCGCAGGAAAACTCAAAGTTGTTTTAGAAGAAAAACAAAAAATCTTAGAAGGTCATTATGAATTAAACAAAGTTCAACAGGCGTTGCTGTTGAAAACCTTGGAAAAATCCGAAGAACTAGCTAGGGTAGAGATTAAACGTAAAGATTTAGCAGAAGAGATTACAAATAAAACAAAAGAAGCCAACGATGCACTTTTAGGTTCATTAGGTACAATGGGTGCTATGATTAAAGCCGGTGGTGGTTTAGCCGCAGGAGCAGCTTTATTCAAAGGATTGAGTGAAGCAACTGGTAATATATTTAAAAATACTATTGGATTAGCATCTGAATTGAACCAAGAATTAGGTATGGGTGCCGCAGATGGGATGAAAGCTGGGATGCAGAACTTTTCAGCGGCCGCAATATTCTCTAAGTTTAGCATAGCAGACCTCAACCAAGCTACCAAAGATTTTGCAACTACAATGGGTACGACTGCTGGGTTAACAAACGACCTTAGAAACTCGATGGCAGCTATGTCCAAAATGGGTGTAGGTGGTGAAGATGCAGCCAAGATGGCACAATCGATGGAATCTGCCGGTGGTAGTGCTAATGATATGACCGAAGAGATATCAACGATGGCACAAGATGCAGGTGTATTGGGTTCAGTTGTATTTAAGGATATGGCATCTCAACAAAAGCTTATGATTGGTATGAGTGAAAAGGAGATTAAACTTTTAGCTCAAAAAACCATTGCAATGAATAAGCAAGGCCGCTCTTTAAGTGATATGAGGGGTATAGCTGATAATATGTTAGATATTGAATCTAGCATGAAAGCTCAGGCAAAAGCACGAATTATGTTGGGAGATAAGCTTACCGCCACTCAAATGGAAGGTATGCAAGGTATGACCGCCGCTGCAATGGAGTTCATGAACACGGGGGACACAACAGCATTAGATGCCGCATTGGACAAAACCAATATGTCAGCGGAAAAATTCAAAGAACTAGGCCCATTAGGGATGGAGCAATACGCTGCAGCAATAGGGATGTCATCTGATATGTTATCAGAGCAAATTCAGAAGCGAGAACAAGCTAAAAAGATTGAAGAAAGTAGTGACCTCGATAAAGGCTTAGCAACTGCTTTAGATTATTATCAAAGAACTCCTGATGCAATTAAAGAAGGAACAACTGCCTTAATTGGGTACATCGCTCAAATGACGATAATGAATTTAATGCAAGGTAAAAGTGTTGGTTTAAAAAATCTTATACCTGGTATGGGTGGCAAAGGTGGAGGTGGTGGTGGCCAAACTGATTTAAGTAATTCCGAAGCAAAACCTACCAAAGCATCACAGGGTTCAGGTAAAGGATTAAAATCACTTGCTGGTGGATTAAAAGCAATGGGTTCGGGTAAAGTATTAGCAGGTATATTTAATATGGCATTAGCCGGACCTGCACTTATAGTATCATTACCAGCAATCCCATTCTTATTATTTATGGGTAAAGCAAACTTAAAATCACTCTACAAAAACTTTAGTGGGTTAGCTAGGGGTTTAGAGAAAATGGGGACGGGTGATGCATTAGCTGGTGCTGGAGTGTTGTTAGTAGCTTCCATATCGATGGCAGCTGGTATGTTAGCAATACCATTCTTAGCATTCATGTCGTTACCAGGTATTGGTAAAACTATACAAGCTAACTTTAAGGGACTCTCAGCGGGGTTATCCGCATTTGGTAATCCAGCAACAGCAATAGCTGTACTGATTGGAATTGGATTACTTGCTGCATTAGGTGTAGCTATGATTCCATTTGCATACTCATTATCATTATTATCACCATTAGTAGAAGCATTCGGAAATATATTTATAGGTGTATTCGCAGCAATACCACCAATCATTACAGCAGTAGCTGATGGACTTGTTAATATGATGAATGCAGTAACTATGGAAAATGTAGGTGCTATGTTACTATTAGGGCCCGCTCTTATGGGAGTTGCATTCGGATTGCTTGCAATCGGTATGATGGGAGTACCTGGTTTATTAGCTCTTACAGGATTAGGAGCAATAACCGTTCTACTTGCACCTACTTTAATGGGAATTGCTGATAGTATTGGTGATATGATGGGTGGTGGTTCAGATGATACTGATTCAAATTCAGATAATTCAGATTCTAAGTTAATAGATGCTATTAATGGATTACGTGGTGATATTCAATCTCAACCTATACTAATAAGTGTAGATGGCAAAGTAGTTTCTGAAATAACAAAAATTCAAAGTAGACAGGGTGTATCTAAAAACGTATATAGGAAATAACTATGGCATTAAAAGATTTAAAATCAGACCTTTCAAAGTTTAGGATGCCAAAGAAAGACCCGTTGGAATCTAAAGAAAGAGTAAGTGTTAACAAAAACTTAAATAAAACACCTTTAAGTTCTATGGTTGAATCAGCGCCAAAGATTCCACGTTCTCAAACAACTACTAATAAAGAAGGTGCTAATCCAAAAAATATGGATAACACATCTAAGTTTTTAGGTGAAACCACACCTACACCATCTAACAATACATCTAAGTTTTTAGGTGAAACCACACCTACACCATCTAA